GTGCAGTAGGTACCGCGGCAAGAAACGCTGTGGCCACAGGCTCAGCCATTCTTATCAAGAACGAAGATGAATGGGATGGCAGTTACGCCAACGGACAGGCTGCCGTTGGTGAATTCGCCGCCAAATACCCAGGAACACTTGGCAATTCAATCAAAGTGTCAATGTGTGATAGTGCCACGTTCAACAAAGCATTAACAGGCACCGTTGCCATCACACTAGCAGGAACAACCGTTACTGGTACTGGCACTGCATTCAATACTGAAGTGGCAATTGGCAGCATCATCACCACAACAGCAGGAGTTGTTGTGGGTACTGTGACCGCCATTGCATCCGCCACATCAATGACCATCACAGCGGCAGCAGTAGCTGTCACGGTGGGTGGTTCAATCAAAGCGAAGTGGCAATTTGCTGATCAGTTTGATGCAGCACCTGGCACAACAGATTTCTGCACAACTCTCGGCGCAACCTCAGCCAACGATGAATTACACGTTGTTGTCGTTGATGCCCTGGGTGTGCTTACAGGAACACCTGGCACCATCATTGAAAAGTGGGTGGGGATGTCCAAGGCGTCCAACGCCAAGACAACACAAGGCGCCAACAATTACTACAAAGAAGTGTTAACAGGTAGTGAATACATTTGGTGGATGGATCACACCACATCAGTTGGTGCCAATGATGCCTGGGGTTCAACTGCCATTGCCACATCAACATTTAAATTGTTAACATCTGTTGTCACAGTATCATTGAGTGGTGGAATTGATGCCACGCCAGTCACTGGCAATATCACCACAGGCTGGGATTTATTTGCCAACGCGGAATTGATTGATGTGAATCTTTTGGTCACAGGCCCATGGGGCTTAACAGTGTCTAAATATATCATTGACAACATTGCTGAAACTCGTCGTGATTGTGTGGCATTCTGCTCACCATCATTGGCAGCGGTTTACAACAATGTGGGCGATGAAGCTGCTGATATTATTGCAGAACGTGTGGCAGGTGCATTCAATGCCAATTCATCATATGGTGTGTTGGACTCAGGCTGGAAATATCAATACGACAAGTACAATGATAAATATCGTTGGGTTCCTTTGAATCCTGATGTTGCTGGTTTATGTGCACGGACAGACAACATTGCTGAACCTTGGTTCTCACCAGGTGGGTTGAATCGTGGGCAAATCAAGAATGTTGTGAAGTTGGCGTATTCACCTGACAAGACGGACCGCGATGAGTTGTACAAGAAGGGTACCAATCCTGTGGTGTCATTCCCAGGTGAAGGTACTGTGTTGTTTGGTGACAAGACATTGCTTGCCAAGCCATCAGCATTTGATCGCATCAATGTACGGCGCCTATTCATCGTGCTAGAAAAGGCAATTGCTCTTGCAGCCAAGTATCAGTTGTTTGAATTCAATGATGCCTTCACTCGTTCACAATTCCGTAATTTGGTAGAACCCTTCTTACGTGATGTGCAAGGTCGCCGGGGTATCTTTGACTTCCGTGTCATCTGTGATGAAACCAACAATACAGGTGAAATCATTGACACCAATCAATTCGTAGCAGACATTTACATCAAGCCGGCACGGTCAATCAACTTCATGACATTGAATTTCATTGCAACACGTACTGGTGTAAGTTTCAATGAAATCGTAGGCGCCTAATCTAATTACCCTCTAGGAGAAAACAATGAACATTTCACAATTTAAGAGTAAGTTAGGCGCAGGCGGCGCTCGTCCAAATCAATTTCTCGTGACATTGAATTGGCCCGCTGCCATTGGTGTAGCTTCAGATGATACAGCATTGCTTGTAACATCAGCAGCTCTCCCTGCGTCCAATGTCAACCCCACCATCGTTCAATATCGTGGACGCGAAGTAAAGCTTGCAGGTGAACGCACTTTCGATCCGTGGACAATCACAGTTATGAACGACACATCAATGAAGTTGCGCAAGGCGTTTGAAGCCTGGAGCAATCTCATGAACAATCGTGCAGACAACGGTGGCTCACTTGCACCAGCAACCTACATGTGCGACATGGAAGTTTCACAGCTTGATCGCAATGATGCTGAAATTCGCAAGTATAAGATTTTCAATGCATTCCCACAGGCGGTATCAGAAATTGCATTGGCATATTCTGCCAATGATGTTATTTCAGAATTCAATGTGGTGTTCCAATATTCACACTTTGATGTGACACCTACGTAATACCAATTAACGAGGCAATACATATTATGGATATTTTTGGATACAGTATCAAACGGAAGGGTCAGGCACCAACTGAAACCAGTTTTGTGCCGCCTTCTGATGATGGTGCGTTAGACACGATCCGAGCCGGGGGGTACTATGGTACCTACCTGGACTTGGATGGTGCAGCAAAAAATGAATCAGAACTAATTCGTCGCTATCGTGAAATTTCCATGATGGCAGATGTTGATGCTGCAATTGATGACATCATCAATGAAGCAGTTGCCAACATTGATGATGAACAACCTGTAACGTTGAATCTTGATAACATCAAGGTTCCCGCATCCATTAAAAAAACCATTGAAGAAGAATTTAAAAATTTAATGGATATGATGCGGTTCAATGCCAAAGCACATGATTATTTTCGTCGGTGGTATGTGGACGGCAGATTGTACTTTCATAAAGTAATTGATACTGCTAAACCAAAACAAGGTATCACGGACATTCGATACATTGATCCGCGAAAAATTAAAAAGATTCGAA